TCATGCAACTTCCCCTTCCGCTACCAGTCGGGCCAGCTTTGTTAAACCCTTCGGCGTCACCCTGACCTGTTCGGTCACCTTATTACTCCCGTCTGATCGGGTTACCTCCGTTGTCTTGTGCTCCAGAAGGCCCTGCTGGATCTTGTCCTGGTATGCGGTCCAACTACTACTGCCGGTACGCTTGTAGATCCATTTCCGGTGCGACAGGAAGTTGAACAGATCCTTGGGTCTCACCTGAAGATCTTTGGCCGCATTGGTAATACAGAGCGAGCCGTCAGCGGTAGCTATGCGGTCCAGGGCTTCAGCTTTGGGTGCTAGATAAAGGATCTTCTGGTCGCGCTTTTCTATTTCTTCAGTTGCCTGTAACAGGTAGCCACGGAGTTTGGCTGGGTCGTTGAAGTCGATCGCTGCGTGTGTCTGTGCTTGCTGTTCCAGTTCCTGCCAGCGGTCAACTAGACGAGCTGTGAACTCAGGCGAAAGTTGAGCAACCACAACATAGCTGTCTCTCTTCCCTACTAGATAAACAGTTCCAGGACGCCCGCCAGTTGCCTTTTCCTCAGTTTGAGTAAAAGCGATCAGCCCTTTCTCTGATAGGCTTTCCATGGTGCGCTTCACGTTGTCATGCCGCTTCTCGACAAGTTCGGCAACCTCCCGGCTGGACATTGTGAGATGGTCGCCATTAGTAATCATATCATTCACACCAATCCCTCCTCGTCACGACGCTTCGCATTCTCAAGAATACGGTTCACTACATAATTGACTGGCCGCTCGTTACGCTTGGCTTTTTCCCTCAGCCATTCCATTACATCCGTTGATGGGCGTATTGGGAACGGTTTCATCCGCTGCTTGCTCATAGATCCTCCATTGGATTCAATTTGACTCCATCAAAGAGTAGATATCTTGATAGTTGGAGTCAAATGGAATCCCTGGTTTTTTTGATCCATTTGGACTCATACTTCGCAGATGGAAGATAAACGCCCAACTCCGTATCCGCTACGCATGCCCACAGGGATGCGACAAGCGCTTGAGTCATACGCAAGAACCAATGGTCGCAGCTTGAATGCGGAGATTCTTGCTCGCCTGGAATTCACCTTTGAAATCGAGGATGAACTGCCGAGATGGGAGGAGCAGTACGGTATATCAGCAGTGAGTGGCTTCTATGACTCGCTCATCCCGATCTTCGAGAAGATGGCCGCAAAGGTCGCCGATATTGAGGCTGGCGGCATGGGTAGCTTTGATATGAGAGATCAGCTCGAAAAAATCCAGCAAGACTTGGCCGATATCAAGAAAAGACTGTAGTCAAGTTCGGGACATGCTGCCGTTCAGCAGCATAGGTAAACAGGTCTAAACGAATAATCAAGGAAGGTGGTGTTATGGGATTTGGCGGAATCAGCGTCTGGCAGCTAATCATACTGATTGCGGTATTCGCCCCGGCTATTCATGTTCTTGTGTCGGAACGATCGCACGGCGGCGCAAAATTCGGGTGGTTTCTAGCCATTCTTTTCTTCTCGTGGGTAGGCTATATCGTATTCCTCATAGTTACACAATCCACAAAAGATAGTCTCAGCAGGCGGCGCGACCAGGCATAGAAAGCTACGCAAAAAAAACGAACGAAAAGAACCATACCCTTGTGTCGCAGGAGGTTGTAGGCTGAAAGCTGATCGGTTTACTGGGCTGGAGGTATCGTGGATCTCGGGACTGCTATAGGCGCTATCGCCACGCTGTTCGTTCTATCGCTCTTGATTGTCTATCACGGCAACGTGTTCCATTACAGGGATCAGAACATGACGACCGTACTCCTCGTCATGGCTGGGATTCCGCTGTTCTTCATAGTGATTGCCCTGTTTGGCGCCATCCTTGGCTGATCATCCTATTCCAGCACCTTAACCACCCTCTCCGTGAGGAGGTTGCGCTGTGTCGTCAGTAGATCGATCCGGTGGCGCTTCGCCTCCGCACTCAGGCTCTTATTGGCCCGTGTTAGCTTGATTTGAGCGTTGATCTTGCTGAGCTGTCGCTGCGTTCGGTTCATGAGTTTGCGATAGCGCAAGGTATTCTGATTCTCCCCAAGCAGCTGCGCCGCCTCGGTAAACTCGCCCAGCTTGCGCAGATGCTGGATGTCGGCGTATATCATATTGACCTCCCGCAGACTGTCGTAAAACTCGGTCCCGTATCGTGTGTAAGGCTTGGGTGCGGAATCATCCCGGAAGAAACGCCGGATTGGCTGGTACTCATGCCAGCGCTTATAGGGTTCCTCCACTCCTCGCGCATTCTTGGAGATCACATCGATAGTACTGGCGCCCATTGCACCCACCCACCCAAGATAGCCTTGAATCAGAAAATCCACCTGCACCGGGCTCAGAACAAGGGTATCGCTCAGTATGCCGGTCGTATTCCGAGTAACCCACGATAGCGCGCGCGCAACGTCGGTCGTATTGGCTCGAACTCGGTTTTCAGGACTCAACCGCAACATTGACAGCGACTCTATATCTCGCTGTGTGAAGCTATCCTTGTTCGCGTACAGATCGAACATCGGCTTGGCGATCTGAGGGATCGGGTTGAATGCGAAGGTGTCCGTTAGGATGTGCCCCAGGCGCTCCGCAAACAGCTTTCCATCCTTGGTATCGTCAACCGCCTGCTCAAGGGAACGTTCGGCCATGGTGGCTATCGCGCCAATCTCAAACGGTTTGGGGATTGTGAAATGCGCATCCCCGATCCAGAAGTGCCAGTAAGCATCCCGCTCCCAATCTTCCAACTCTTTGAAGCGGTCATCATCCAGGTTCGCCAGATAGAGCGCGATGGTTGCAGCCGTGAGCGCTCCAACAACAATACTAAAGCGCTGCGCCGCCTGGCGGTCTGTCATGGAAACCTCTTCACCACCGAGCATGTGCTTAATCACGTTAAAGCTTGGCTTGATGCCGCCCCGGTACAGACGGTCCAGGCCCACCAGACGAGCATTCAGGAACGGCACCACATCCGTCAGGAACTTAATCGCAGGCCATGCACCCTGACTGGAGAAGTCCATCAGGTCTCGGGCCTGGAATGCCGCGTACAGTTTCCCCTTCTCTAGGTTCTGTTCATAGATCGCTGCCCGGTTGGCGTTCTCCATGGTGTCACCGTAGCCGGTGTATTGATCCCAAACGGTACGCCATAGGCCCGGGACATCCTTGGGTGACTTGATGACCTTGGCCCCTTTGATCTGCCGCTGAATGCCCGCCTTAAGCGCATCGATATCACCGGCACCGTAGATGTGGCCAAAGCTGAACGCCGCGCCAGAGGCCAGCATATCACCCCTGACCTGGCCTTTATTGCCTGGTGCCCCATACGCCTTGGCGCCTTTATAGACGTTCTTGAAGGCGTTGTAACTCATATTGCCGATAGCGATGGACTGCAACGCATCGCGCATCGTGTTGGCCACCACAAACTGAGGCGAGATGGTTGTGAATGATGTGAAGGTGCGCTTAAAGCTGCGCATCAGTCGTCGGCTAGCTGTGTTGCTACCGATGTCCGACAGGGCGCTCAGCGATTCAAAAACCAGTTCATCTTCGATATCAAACCAGACCTTTTCCCCGTTTTCGAGCACATAGGTGGATGATTTCTTATTGCGACCGGTTTCGGTGGTGCGAGTGGCTACACCGACGATCTCAGCATTCTTTAATGCCTGACGCGCTGCGTTGTTCTTGAGCGACGCCGATAGAAGGTGTTGGAAGTTCATCAGCGTGTTTTCCAGCAGGTCGTTAACCTCCTGTTTTCCACCTTTCAGTCGCTTATAAGCCTCCTGTCGGCTCAGACCCTTTGAGATTCTTGGGCCCTTTACGCCCTCCTCTTCCATGACACGATAGAAGGGAACATAGAACTCATCCCGCCACATAGCCCGGTTGTCAGCCGTAATAATTCCAGCTTCTTCAGCGATGGCCAGTACGTCGTCACGGTGCTGCTGGAACTCCTTAAATACCTGGTTATAGATCAGCGCACGCGGCTTACCGTCCTTCGTTTTGCCGCGATTGAGCTTTACGCCTTCAGCCACTTCTTCAGCCGTGAATAGGCGCTCATCAATCGCGGCGGCATCATTTTCCCGCTTGATAACAGCATCCGCATCCTTGATCGCCTTGTTGAGTTGGCGGATCTTGAGGGGTGATAGCTCAGGCTCCTTCAGCATCGCCTGAAGATTTTCTTTCTCTGCTTTGGCGGCGGCGGCGCGATCCCGGGCATCCTGCGCTTTCGCCATAATGCCCTGTGAGCGGTTAGCTGCAATCCAACCAAGGAAGCGCTCGATCTCCTCGGTGGAGCCAAGCTGCTTAAGTACATCCATCAGCCCTTTGTGTTCACCAGGCTTAAGCTCAACCACTCCATCCGTGAATTGGATGCGACCATGCGTCAGCATGGCTGACAGCGCACCATCCGCTGCATGGGACATTTTTGAAAGAACCCAGGAGCTAAACCGGGTGCGATTTTCCACCACATCATTACCCTGGGCTTTCTTATCCAGCTCCAGCAGCGAGGCATACCGGTCCACCATGCCCTGACGAGTCTTTAGCCCGATATTATCCATGACGCCAGTAATGCGTTCCTTGAGCTTCTGGGTCGTTGTTTTTGGGCCTATCTTGTTAAGGAAGGATGCCTGATTGTCCGATAGATCATCGAATTGTTCCGCGGTCTCGGAGCGGGAGTAGCGAGGAGCATCATCACCTTCCGTGCCTTCCTCCCGCGAATACATCAGTTCATTGAACTGCCGCACAAAGCGTGGATCGTGAGTGGTATAGGTGATCGCTGTTTCGCCTTTTTTCACCGCATTACCGGCAGCGGCCACAATGCGCAGCAGTTCCACATCACTGAGTCGATTCAGGCGCTCGCCAAAGCGAGTCTTACCGAACAGTTTGCGCAGGCCTTCACGGACCAGGTGCGCGATCTTCTGGATGATATCGGGCTGTATATCGCCACGCTGGGCGATATGCGCAACCACCTCATCCGCCATCATGCGGTTGCGCTGTTCTTTACTCCAGGTTTGAGCGTTTTCCCAGTCGGCGGACAGGTTAAAGCCGTATTTCTTCTGAAGGCGCTTGATGCCATTCAGTCCGCCCAGCCTGTTCCACATACGCTCCATGTGGTAGCCATAGGCTGGACCATAGAGTTGCTTTAAGCCGTAGTGCCCCAGCACCTCATGAAAAAGCACGCGCTCGACATCTTCTCGGGTATGGAGTTTATCCGCGATCAGGTAAACTTTACCGTCATGAAAGACGCCCTCTACCTGGCCTGCTGCATTGCCCTCATTTATGGCTGCTTTAAGATCCGCAGGCAGGTCAGACTCCCGCTGAACAACCGTCATGTCGGGTTTATTCGACCAGTCAGCAGTGATCCGGCCGATGATCGCTTCTACCTCCCCTCGCGTGACGGGCTGAAAATCATACGAATTCCGACGGGAGAATCGCGCCTCACCAGCGAGCAAGTCGCGCACCAGCCCCCCAGCCTTAGACCGGGGCCCCAGGATCTTCGCCAGCCCCCCGAGGGCTTGTGCTGACTCACCTGAATCAAGATCGCGCAGGTGCTGGATAGTGCCTTCACGGTCACGCTGAAGTGCGCTTTCAATAGCCTTGTGTGCTTTTGGGGATGCCCACTTTCGTGTCTCGGCGGCCATTTCATTAGCGCCATCACGCATCCATCCAGCGATATCAGCGACAAGCTGGGTGATACGCTTGTGATCTGCGCTTAGTGCCTGATCAGCCTTCACGGCCTCGGGGCGCATCCCGTAAAGTGCGTCACCAATGCGTTTACGCTGGGCCCGCAGCCGATCCACCCGCTTCGTATACTCATCCATGTGCCGCTCATTGCGGCTGTTGGCCTTATCCATGTTGCGGCCACTGCGCCCGGTCACTACCCATGACGGGTTGTTGGCACTGAATCGCGCATCCCATCGGGTAAACTCGGCCTGAGCCTCCAGGTAGGGTTCAATCAGTTCTTTGGCTTTTGCCTTTTGTTCCGGGGTGTCCAGCGTGTGCTTGCGCCCAGCCAGTTCATTCAGCAGGTTTTCCGCTTCGCTGCGAAGCTCTGCATTCAGGTCACGGCCCCGCCCCATATGGGTGGCGCGGTTGTAGTCGTCCGCCAGCTGTTGATCGATCTTCGGTACCTCAACCGTGACGCCATGGGCGGTGACGGTATCACTCTCAGTATTTGCTGTGGTTGCCTCAACTACGCTAATACCTAGCTTTGACTTTGCATCGATGATCGCTTTCTGGCGGGTAGACTCAAAACCAGACTCGATATCACGCATGAACTTATCACCGGCCACCATGGTCCCGGTTGCGCGCTCAAGTCTGTCGGCGACCTGTAGTACCTTCTGCTCAAAACTTTCTCTGCGACGTTCGGCTGTGCCAGCTTCTGCCAGGCGTGATACTTCGTTAATCAGGTCGGTGGCGTCAGAATCAGGAACCGCTGTCGGTGTTTGCGTGGCACCAAGGAGATCGGTCTGTCCGCCTGCTGTCGCTACATCGGCAGGCGCATTTGAACCGGATAGGCGAAAGTCGTTGAGCTCGGCATCCGCCTGGGCTTTTTGCTCGGCAGTGCGGTCCGCTTCAGCTTGCCGGGCACGTTCCGCCCGAGAGGCCTGTTCCCGCTCGGCAAGGTCTGCTTCGGTGTAGCTGGTTAGGAGGGGCTCCGGGTCGATGTCGCCCCAGATGTCGGCGGCATCTTCGTCTGTGAGCGGTCGGGAACTGTTCCACGGGATGTCTTGGTCTGCCCAGTCTTTCGCTGATTCATTTTCTCGTCCGCCAACCTCATTACTTTCTCTGGATCGAAGGCCCGCTTCTTCCGCGCGTTGTCGCTCATTATCTAGCTCCACGGCCGCCCTGGCGGCATCGTCTTTGTTACGGTTCAGTATATCGCTGATAACATTATTGGGCACACCTGCATCCCGGGCAGCGATTACCTGGTCGGCCAGCACGTCATCAATAGGCCTGCTATTCGATTCAGCCTCCTGGAATCGCGCCTCCTCTTCAGCTTCGCGGTCCATCTGCTGCATCTGACCCTCTGGCGTAAGTACGCGGTCGCCTCGCAATGAGCGGTCCAGCTTATCCTGGAGATCAGCGTAGGACTCAACATACCCAAACTGACGAAGGTATTCGGTCATCTCGTCCAGGGTGCGCCCACCGCGACGCGGGAACACGTAACGAATTCCGGCGGCGCGCCGCGTAAAGTCGGCAGGATCCACGCCCTCTGCAGAGTCGCGACTAATGCCGCCACCCAGCGCAATAGCGGCCATCAGATCGTCACTGTTTGGATCTGGCTCACGGTTATAGCGACGCTTGGCTTTCTGTGCTTGCGCTGCCTGCTGCGCCATACGCCGGTCTTCAGCGGCCTGTTGTTCTGCCTCAATACGGCTGGCTTTTTCGGCGTCGACTTGAACAGCAAAGCCGCCCTCCACCGGAACGACTTGAGCAGTGTCCTTGTTACGCCGGAACGGCAAAGAGGCAAAGGGGCTGCCGTTGGATTTGAATTTCAGGGGTTTAGCGCGCGTGCGTTCATCGGTCGCGTCAATTGCCTGGTCGCCAAAAGCTGAGCCGTCGAGCGCTTGCCGAATACGAGACTCCATGCTCTTTCCGAATGACAGTCCGCCTTCGATCTCAGCACCCTTGAACGGGAACCGCCCCTCCCTCAGCTTCTGGCGGATCGCTTGGGGCTCGCCAAGCACGCGAACACTGGCATCAGTGGGCTCGATGCGGAATGACGCCTGCTCTTTCTGCGCGCCGCTCACGCGGAGGTCATCTAATTTATTACGGCTACTCTCAAGGGACCGCTCAGTCATTCGGCGCTTGTCGTCTGCCAGCTTATTCCCAAGCGTGTCTCTACCAGATTGCAGTAGTAGTTCAGCCTCTCGGATACTGTTCTTAAGCTCCTGGGCCCGGACGGGATCGCTGAACTCTTGAGGAGGGCTTGCCTGCTCGCCGACTGGGGCAGCTTGAGCGCCTGCATCCTGCTCAGAACTTGGGAAATCCTTAACCAGCGACACCAAGTCGTTGATCGGCGCTTTTAGCTGAATGACTTTGACCGGCTCGCCAGTCTCACGCTTGGCCATCCACTGGTGATGACCGTCTACAACATGACCATCAGCCGATACCAGGATCGATCGGTCTCCACCGGTAAACTCTCGCGCCTTCTGGACCTTAGCGGGCGAAAACTCGGCCTGCGTCGGCTTCAATACTCGAGGATCTACCTCGGTCTGCTCATGCTCTACGCCCCGGGCATTCAGGTAGTTAACCAGAGCCCCTCGGTCCTCGGCTTTTACCTGGGGCATTTCAGAGCGCGGAACATTCAAAGTGCCCGACTCAGGCGTGAAGCGAGCCCAGTCTTTATCGATCTGCTCGCCGGTAATGCGCGGGGTAGCTTGATCCGATTGAATATCTGCATCTGGGGCAGACCTGGACAGCTGATTGTTCGCCTCCTCCGATCTGAGGACGACATATTGAAGCGCCTCATCGTGACCGTATCCAGCCAGGCGCAGCTTGGCATACCGAATCTGAGAAGGCCTATCTCCACCGCCGCTCAATGTCAGTGACGCATCTTCGTAGTTTTCTGGCTCGGTCTCTTTGAGCTTGCCTAAAAAGTCGCCATACGATTTAACGCCTTGGAGCGCCACCGCATCGCTCATGCCGCCCATTACCATGCCACCAGATCGCTTCCCTTGACCTTTCGGCATATCACCCCAATCCACTTGGTAGGATGATGCGAGATTACCGTCCGTTTGCTGGATGAGCTCGTCGACTTCCGCATGGGTCATGGATGATAGCGGCCGTCTTTGGGTCTGTGCGCTATCTGTAACTTCAACTTCCCCAGCCCGCACAGCCTCAACGGTCTGAATGGCTTCGACCTGCTCTGCGGTGCGTTCACGCAACTTGGTGCGCAAACCCTGATTGCGCAGCATCTGCATCTGACGGTATTGCTTGGGCGTGATAGCACGAGTTGCGTTACCTGGCGGCAGACGCTCAGGCTGGCCCTGTGCGGTGCGTTCGACCGTATTGCGGCCTACGCCGTCGTATTCGGTTGGAGTGGGCGTGAAGGTGCGTTCCGGGCGCTCACGGCCCATATTGATATGTCCGGTGCCGGGTGGGAGTTCTGCCGGGCGTCGTCCGGGCGGCAGTTCGGTGCTGCGGTCCAGCTCGCCAGTGATCGGTTCGCGGCGGTAAGGGGTCTGACCCTCTTGCCCGTAGCGAGCACTAAAGTCATCAGCCTGGCGCTGCTCTCGTAGCGCCTCCAGGTCTGCCCGTGCCGTGCGGTATGCCGGAGGTTCTTCGGCATAAATGATGCCTGATTGAATGGGCCTCTCGCTGCGCTGCTGCTTAATCGACGCAGGTCCTGCAACAGCGCTCGGCTGATCATATATCGCACCGCGACCGCCTGATGCTTCTTTGCTGACCACCAGGTCGCCACCCTCGACGGCACTCGGGCCAAAATCGAATACATAGGGGGCTGGAAATTGGTCTGCGATGGGTTTGATGCGATCGTTCACTTCGGTGGCAGATCGGTACAGACGGTTACCTCGGTCCGCATACTGACCCGCGCGCACCTCATCACCGGTACTGCGGGCCTGTTCGGCCTGCTGATAAAGGCGCTTGGCCGTTACCAATTGTGCAACTTCATCAGTGAAGCCCATGCGCTCGGCGACGGTGATTAGACCATCCAGGCCATCTAGTCCTCGAGTGGTGTTGCGCTCACGATTAACCGCAGGGGCTTCATAGTCGGCGGGGTTGATCTGGCTTACTGTTCGCGTCAGCTCATCTGTTTTTTCTTGAGCGGCCGCCTTGGGAATCTCATCGACCGCCGTTTTGGCCTTGGCGATCTCCTGGTCCAGGGCGTCACCACCTTGCTCGGCGGCCTGCTGCCCGGCTTGCTCGATACGCTGATTGGCGTCATCCATGGGGCGTCTGGCATCAAGCGCTGCAGCTACCACATCACCAGGCGCAGTAATTAGCTCCAACAAGCCTTCGGCAGCGAGCTCCCCAGGCGTAACCTCCTCACCCACAGCTTTGGCGCCAGCGTACTCACCGGCTGCACCACCGCCTGCCTGGAGCGCCATTTGAGCCGCAACGTTAGTGGCCTGATTGGGACCTATCTTGACGGGGATCATACCGGAAGTGGTCGCGTCGACTGCGGCTTGCGCCCCTGTTCGCCTGGCCGCTCTACCAATGGCGTCACCAAAGTTATCGATATCGCCTTCCATATACCTCGCGGTATTGGGGCCAAGCGTTGCGGACGATGATGCTACACCCCCACCCATCCCCATTCGCAGGATCTGAGATGCCTTGCCTGTACCTTTCACCAGAACGCCAGCACCCTTGGTGCCGAGTATCTGCGCCAACACCTGCGGCGCCTGCTCGGATAGTGTATCCAGCAGAAATCCTGTCGTATCTGGTGAATCATTCACTTCCCTGGCAAATGCCACTATCGCATCAAGCCCACTCTCCGCGCTGTTCGCTGCGTCGATAGCGCGCGCCATCTCAGGGCGCTGCGGCAAGGAAGCAATGGCTTCTTCGTCTCTCAGTATGTCCCGCTTATCCGTATCGGCCTCTTCCTGAAGCCAGCGCCCAAACGTAGACTCTCTGACGCTCTCCGGCAGGGCGTCCATGACAGTATCACCAAGCCATGCACCTGCAGCATTGAATGTCTGATTGGCTCTAAGCAGGCCGCGCTTTAGCGACGAGGCTGCACCTCCCCCTTGATCTTCGTATTGTCGAATTTCTAGTTCGCGTGGCGACAGGATTGCCTCTTCACGAACCTGTGACATTGGCTTGTTGCCGAATCGCTCCGGCATTAACTGGGGAAGGGCTTCAACAATCTGATCGTCGCTGAAATTCTTGAGGTCCGGATTGGCATCACGGAGCCTGGATAGGTAATTCATGGATGCGTGTCCTCACGACAGGCTGGGAGATAACAGTTTACATGCCGGCCAGCTTTTTAGCCTTCTCCAGATAATACGGATTAGTCTTCAGGTGAGGCATGGCCACCTCTATGAGTCGTGGGTCAATCGGGGCGCCTTCACCTACCGCTTCCACGATCTGTTCATAGGCCTGCCCGGCCTCTGCGCCTGCGCCGAAGTCAAAGTAGCTTCCGACCTGCTCAAGAAGCCCGGGGCCAGACTGGGCCGGTTCGGCTGCTGCTCTCCCGGAACGGCGCACTTGCGGAGGCGTTGCTTGCTCCGACGACGGAGCTGCATCCGGATCATTTAGCGTGAGCTTTCCGCTCTGGGCAGCTTGAATTAATGGATTGCTTCCGCTCGCCTGTCCGCCCTGTAGCTGCTGAAGCGCCTCCTGTTTGAATTGTGCCTTTGCGGCCTCTCGAATCCCGCCATACTCCTTAAAGTCAGCACCGTCTCCAGAGAGCCATCCAGCCATGGAATCAACGCGCTCATTGGCTATCTGCTCGGCCTTGGCATCCATTTCAGGGGTAATACCGCTGCCTGCGCCACCATTGCTAATCATCTGCCCGGTCGCAGAGTCGAATACTGCGGTGACATTCCCGACACCGTCATCAATCGGCTTAAACCGGCCGGACTTCAAGCCGCCCCCCATTTCCGCGAGCTCAACATCATGGCCGTGCTTAATTCCAGCCAGTTCAACACTTCGATTATGGTTGGCCGCATCCCGCGCAGTCTGGTACTTATTACTCTGCGCCAGTTCACCCATGCGGTATCCGTGCTGGCTTTCATCTCTCTGCACCTGGAAATTGTTTTGCATCTCCAGCCGGGCCCGCGCCTTCGCGTCCTCGATATCAATCAGCTCCTTCTTCAGGTCAAACTCCTCCCGGCGCTTCGCCACCTGCTGCGCCGCTGTAGCGCCACCCTGGACACCACCCAGTAGAGCATGCCCCAATAGTCCGCCTAAGCTCATGCTGCCCCCTTGCGCTTCTGTTGCGCTGCCTGATCGGCTTGGTCAATCTGCTGAATAGTGGATTGGTACTCCTGCCGTTCCTCTTGCGGCAGGACCTTCTTGGTGCCCTGGCCGACTTTCTCCATGCCTTCGTAGAACGCCTGTTGAGCCACCTGGTTGGCTTCTTCCTTCTTAACCACTCCGGCTTCCATTGCCAGATCGGTCACGGCTTGGGAGAGCTCGAGCGTTGCCTTGATCACCATTAACGGCGGCAACTGCTTACCCTGCTCCTTTACATCCATGACAATCTTCTGAGCAAGACGCCCAACGATCACGCCGATATTTTCAGCCGGTGAACCGGGCATCTTGAGGCCCTGCTGGATCATCTGGACGCCCTGTTCGGAATAGAGGAACTTCAACGCCATCACGATCAGTCGCTGATAGAACTCTTTCTGTGGATTTGGCTTCCCGGGCTGCGCTTGCAGCCCCTGTGGCTGCGCTGGTTGCGGTGCTGCCGGCTGCTGAGCCTGCGGCATTTGAAGTAGTCCTGCCATGCTGTCTCCTTACGCCCAGGCACTGAGGGCGCGGCTACTGAAGTTGTTGAGGTGGGATGAATAGTTACCGAACTTGGATTGGTAGCCGGTGGTGGTTTGCGAGGGTGCGGGCTGCGCTTTGGATGCCGTTGCTACCTGGTTGGTATTTAGGAGGCCGGTTGCTGAGGGGGATTGGGTGTTGGTGTTGTCCTTTCCGATACTGTCGGCACTAGCCTTGCCTAAAGCATCGGCACCATAAGCCTTCCCTAGAAGAGTGCCCGCTATCATGCCTGGCGCCCCAAAGGCCGCACCACCCAGGGCGCCGCCAACCTTTCCACCCAGTAAGCCGCCCGCCAAATTTGACACCTGGCCTTTAAGCGATCCGCCGATCGCGCCAACCGTATCACGCTCCATTCCATAGGCATCACGAAAGTTAGCTGACTGGACGGCATCAATAGCCGCATTTACGCCAACGCCTAATGCTGGATTGATGCCATACGACAAAGTACCAACAAGCCCGTTCTTGGCTGTGTTTGCGTAGGCCTCATCAGCTGCCTCCATGGCTGACTCGCTGTAGCCGCGCGACTGGTTTTCTCGGTCGGTAAACCCCTGTCTGTCGGAAGCAGTGCTCGGGTTGTAACCATCAATATCGCGCATCTTGAGTGTTGCAGCAGTGAGAGCTGGAGCATCCAGCTTGGCGATATCCTCCGGGCTTTCTTTGAGCGCATCCCGCCGATCCATCGATGTGGCCCTGGCCGCTCTGGTCTGGCTTCGTGGCGCGCTTTTGAACGCACTCATCGCACGAGCCGCTATGTCGCTATGCCCGCCCGATGCCCCCCCGCCAACCGCTGTGGCCATTCCGCTATCGATGGCGTCCTTGGCCGCCTCGCGCATGCCGAAATTATCATTGTATCCAGCGCTTCCGTTAGGGCCGCCACTACCCCCAGAATTACTGTCGAAGCCACCGCCACCAAACTGGCCGGCAGCATCCATGCCATCTAATCCACCAGAGCCAAACCCCCAGCCATTCACCATACCCAGGGACAAACGCCATTCAAATGAACCTCGCATTCCGCCCCCTTAGTATTTCTTGTACGGCGTGGCCAGCAAGCCGGTGCCACCGGTTAAATTGGTCGTGTGCGATCCATACCCCTGACTGCCCGACGACGGGCGGCGCGCATTGAAGCGCTCCTCCTGCTTCAGCTTTTTCTCGTAGTAGTCTTGCTGCTCCTTGGCGCTGAGATACTGAAGGCCTGCCGAGGCCGCCCCGGCAATCGCGCCAGTTGCAGTCGGGTTCTCTTCCATCCAGTCAAACGCCTTGCTGGCATAGTCACCAACAGTGTCGAATAGGTCTCCGAAATCGAGCCCACTGGTGGTTGGTACACCTTGGGTTGATGCCGCTTTCATCCCAAGGCTTGTGAGGTCGCTTAACAGTCCCATCATGCACCCCCTTCAAGCGATACACCCGGGGCTGCCGGCATTTCCGCCATATCAAGCCAGTCGAAATTCCAGGTAGGCATGTTGGAGTAGAGCTGCCGGGTAAAGGCCAGATCCGCGTCGCGTCGCGCGATTGTGTTCTGGATCATCGTATCCTTCTCCTCTTGTGTCATACCGGTCGCCACTTCAATCTCATTGATGGAGACGGCGGCGTTATCCGTTATGTCGTTGATTGCATCGACATAGCGCCCCTGCAGATTGGCGGACGTGGTTTTTGCCAGGCTTTCGTTGTTGTATTTGTTTTCCTGTTCAAGCAGCCCTAGTTGTTGCTGTCGATCCAATTGAGCCTGCTCGGCCTGTACCCCTGTCTGCCAAGCTGAGTGCTCCCGATCCAGTGACGACTGGTCTGAAACAAAATCCTGTTCCATCTGGAGCAATCCTGTGCGCTGCTCTCGATCCAGTGAGTTCTCGGACGACTGCCATTCGCGCTGCGCCTGCTGAAGCGCTTGCTGCGCTGTAATTTCCTTGTCGGCCAGCATGATTTGCTGCGCCCGATCCATTTCCGCCTGAGAGGCTTGGAATTGCTGGCCCATTTCCGTCAGCTGAACTGACTGATCCCGATCCAACCCAGCTTGCTGTGCTTGAAACTCCTGGCGTGACAGTTCCAGCGCCCGGGTGGCATCGATCTCCTTATTGGCCATCAGTATTTGCTGCGCCCGATCCATCTCTGATTGGGATGCCTGGAATTGCTGGCCAAGCTGAGTCAATTCCATAGCCTGAGTTCGATCAAGCTGAGATTGCTGAGATTCAAACTCCTGCCTGGCCGCTTCCAGTGCTTGAGTCGCCCCGATCTCCTTATCTGCAAGGATGATCTGCTGCGCCCGATCAATCTCGGATTGGCTTGCTTGAAACGACTGGGCTTCTCTTGCCAGGTCGGCCGCCTGAGTACGATCCAATCCCGCTTGCTCTGACTGGAATGATTGCCGGGACTGCTCTAACGCTTGGGTGGCGTTAATTTCTTTATCTGTCAGCATAAGCTGCTGAGCCCGGTCACGCTCTGCCTGGCTTGCCTGGAACGTCTGGGCCTCACGCGCCAATGATGTTGCCTGGTTTCGGTCAAGCCCGGCCTGCTCCGCTTGGAATGCCTGCCTTGATTGCTCAAGGGCTTGCGTGGCATCGATTTCCGTATTGGTGAGCATAATCTGCTGCGCGCGGTCGAGCTCGGCTTGCGATGCCTGGAAGCCCTGCTCTTTAGCAATCGCCTCAAGCTGGAACTGCTGTTCGGTTGCGAGGTTTTGTTGAGTGTATTCCTGGGTTTGGGCATTCAGCTGTTGCTGGAGACTATTTGCAAGCTGCATGTCACCGCGGTTGTACGCGTTCTGAATTGCCGCCATACCCTCTTCTATCGCAGCCGCCTTGTCCATCTGGTTCATCTGGCGTGCAAAATCAGCCGCTGACTGCGCCTCATTAAGCTGCTGCTGAAGCTGCATGTTCTGCTGGGTATATCCCTGCTCCATCTGCAGCCTGTCGCGCTGGTTGGTGTTTTCAAGGTTGATATTCTGTTGCGTGTACTGCTGCTGGAGTTCGGCCATCTGCTTGTCGATGCTTGCCGCTTTATCCATTTGGCCCATTTCGCGCGCGAAGTCGGATTGAGCCTGGAGTTCATTTAGCTGCTGTTGCAACTGCATGTTGTCGCGCGTAAAGCCTTGCTCTGTTTGTAGGTTCTGCTGCGTAAATCCTTGCGTCTGTTGGTTGAGCTGCATTTGAAGCTGGTTGGCCAATGCCATATTGCCCTGCTCCAGCGCATTCTGCAGCTGAGTCATTTGCTGCTCTATACCGGCAGCCTTATCCATCTGATTCAGCGTTCTCGCATAATCAGCCGCCGCCTGCGCCTCGTTAAGCGTACTCTCTAACTGCATGTTGGACTGCGCGTAGCCTTGCTCTTGGGCCATGTTTGACTGGGTGTACTGCTGCTGGATATCAGCCATCTGGCGCTCAATCGAAGCCGCCTTATCCATCTGACCAAGCTGGCGAGCATTATCGGCCCGTGCTTGCAGTTCGTTCAGCTGTTGCTGAAGTTGCATATTGTCGCGCGTAAAGCCTTGCTCCATTGCCATATTCGACTGAGCGAACGCTTGCTGCTGATCGTTCAGTTGTCGCTGCAGTTGGTTTGCGAGAACCATGTCGCCACGACTGAGCGCATTATCAAGCTCGGCTCTGGTTCTGGCCAAGCTGTCCTCGAGGCGGATATTTCCCTGTTCTAATACATTTGCATACCCCATCTGGCCCCGTTGAATCGTATCCGCCAGCTGCATATTGCCCTGCTCCAGCGTATTCCCGAAGGCCATCTGACCGCGTTGCAAGTAGTCAGACAGTCGCATATTGCTTTGCTCAAAGCCTTGCATTTGTTCGTTTTGGCCGCGCTGCAAGGTGTCACCAAGGCGTAGATTGTCTTGCTCAAAACCCTGGAGTTGCTGGTTCTGGCCACGCTGCAGCGTGTCAGACAGCCGCATATTGTCCTGCTCAAATCCTTGGAGTTGCGAGTTTAGTGACTGCTGGAGGCTGTTGCCTAGCCGCATATTGCTTTGCTCAAAGCCTTGGAGCTGACTATTGAGTGATTGCTGGAGATTGTTATCGAGCCGCATGTTTTCCTGCTCAAAGCCCTGAAGCTGGCTATTCAACTGCCGCTGAAAACCGTAATTCTGATCAGCAAGCCCTCTCTGTTGGGCATAATTTTGATCATTAAGCTCAGCCTGAAGTAGTCCGTTGTACTTTTGCAGATCCATGTTCGCAAACGTTGATGCGTCCTGTTGCGCCATCGGCATGGCCGCATCAATCATGGCGGTCTGAGTAGCGCCCGCAGCCATGGAACTATTCAGCAACCCGCGGCTGTTTGCATATTGTTTACCCTGGGTTTGGGCGCGCTGCATCAAAGGAGAATCCTGCTTCAGGATGTCATCCATCTGCCCGGTGACGGTGCTTTTCCGGTCTACCGTATAGGACGGTGAGTCATAATTATTCGCCATAGCGATTCCTCTGTTTCCCAACAGTGGTGAAAGGGTGTGGTCATTACAGGGATATAGCGTCTATCTGGGCTTTTGCGTCAGGGTCAGAAAGGTTGATTGCATCCAGTTTTCGCAGCGCTTCTTCTTTTGCTTGGAACTTGATTTGATAGTCTGCACCGATCGTCGCTGCAATCGCTTTGGCTTGCGATATTGAAACCGGATGTGGGTTTTTAAGCGCGTCACGAAGGATAATCTCCCCAGCTCCTGAGTAATCTGCAAGATCCGCCGCATTCTTGATGGACACTGCCGACGCCTCACCGCCTCGCCAAAGCACACCATTGAACTCGACGTATTGGTGGCACTGCGCTTGGTGATCAGCCTTGATTGCTTCGCGCTTCTCCCATCGAATATCGGACAATTCCGGCGTCGTATAGGGTCGATATGCCCACTGTTGAACCCATACACCTTCAGCTTTGGCTGGGTATGCCTCGGTGGCATACTGATCAGTCCTGGGCGTCTCTGGTCTGACATAAACTGGGACTTCTGCCGCAATAGAGTCACGCAGCGGCTGCAAGTCTTCCGACGTCCAAAAGGTGCGATCAAGCAGCGATTCGAGGTGTTTTTTGTTGCGATCAATAACAGGCTGCCAATTACTGGTGTCGCCTACAGGCTGGCCTTTCTTGAGAAGTTCAACCGAGTCCAGAGCAGCCGCGTAGATATCGGCAATCTCATCATCATTAATAACCGTCATGCCGACCTCCCGCTAGATTCCAACTCCTCAACGCGCGCCGTGAGCTCCTGTATAGCCTTAACCAGCACCGGAAGCAGTTTCCCATACCCTGCCTCCAGCTGGTTTTTATTGGCAGAGAAAACCAGTCCAGGAATTTCAATACCTGAATCTTCTTGCGCCTTCTGAAGATCCTGCGCGATGAACCCCGCATCAGGATCGCCAACCTTGCCGCCATCACGCATGTGCCATGTGAAGCGCACAGGCTGCAGGCGCTGAACAAAATCCAACCCGGCATCAAGCGGTTTTATATCCGTTTTATCTCTACGATCTGAAAGACTGGTTATCGTGGTTACTTGGCAGAGCAACGTCGAGATGGATGAGTTGCCTAATGTAATTTCGTTCACCGCACTACTGGATGATGCGGCGGCTTGGTAGCCGATAACCGTGTTATTCGCCCCTGTTGTTAGGTCATTCGTTCCAGAGTTGCCCGCGTTGTAGCCAACAACCGTATTGTTGTAACCGGTAGTAATGTCTCGTCCAGCCTGGAATCCAACAGCCGTATTATTATCCCCAGTGCTAATAGAATAGAGCGAATATGCACCGATGGCAGTTGTGTATATAGCACCTTCGCATGAATAGGCGGCACTTTTGCCTACCGCAACCATGTTCATGTTGTTTCTAGAAGCTGCACCCATCCCAGCGTTATGCCCAACGCAGACAGCACCACCGGCTGTGGCGCTTTGGTTGTACCCAGCTTTTGAGCCGATGAAAACTCCGTAGTCCTCCCCTCCTGAGTAACCTGCCTCATCACCGATTGCTATGGTTTCATCACCGCCACTTGTTCGGCCTAACCGATAGAGCGCCCTGTACCCAATAGCGATGCACTTTTCGGTTGTTTGTGGGTACCTAAACGCATCGCTTCCTATGGCGATATTCTGAAATCCGGCAGTTATATCGGAGCCCGCGTTATACCCCATGCAGACATTATGGGTACCCGACGAGATTGCATCGCCCGCGCCGGAGCCCAGCAATGTGGCGTATGGGCTTGCGGAATCGGTAACCCCGTCGAGCGCAGCGCCCGGCGCAGACGACACCCATGAAGAGCCATCGCTTGTCAGCACATTGCCAGACGTTCCGGGCGCAACCATATTGACCCCAGATGCACCATTACCAGTCAGCACGTACCCACTGGTTAGCGACGTCCTGCCCGTCCCGCCTTTCCCAATCGCAAGCGTCCCCGATAGATTTGCCGCCGGGTAGCCGCTGCAGTTTGTCAACGTTCCTGATGCAGGCGTCCCAAGCGCTGGAGTGATGAATGTTTTGTTGCTTAGCGTCTGGGTATCAGAGGTGCCAACTATATCGCCGGTCGGCGCCGTCTTGCCGGAATCTTGAAGATCGCCAGACGCATCAAGCCCTGCTAGATTGCCCGGTGCTGCCGGGACTGTTTTTTCAGCCTTGTCGCCATCTACCGATGAGAACGCCGACTCTATCGCCTCAAGGTCGGTAGCCTCCATGTAGTCGCCATCAACCTTGGAGTTTGTATAATACGGTCCCGCCATGCTACCTCCGCTTTCGACCCATAAAGTAATCGATTGTTATCCCGTTTATCTCCCAGGCCGCACTGTCTGTGGTGCTGGAGGAGAACTTCAGACTGATATATTTGGCAGTCCCGGACAGGTTGATCCTGCCATCAGCTACCGGTTGAGTACCAAGCACCATGGCGCCAAGTCGCCCGATACCCAGCGGCGTGCCGCCACGCTCGATATCGAATCCACCCAACGACTGGTTACTATCACCATCGTTATCGATCAGGCAGGTGGCTGACACATTGAGCGACTCACCACCGTTACGGCCAAGATCAACCCATAGGCGCCGGAACCGCTTCACGTGGTGAGGGTCACCCATGTCAGTAAAGGCTGTTTCTGCATACGCACTGATCGCCTGCCCGCCAAACGAGCGCCCGGACTCCATCTGGTACACGATCCCGTTATCGGCACCAAAGTAGATGCGCTCATTGCCTGAACTGTCTTCAGTGTTGGTGACACAGTGAACGACGTGAGGGAATTGGATTTGGGTGATCATCACCCGATTGGCTGCAAAGGTCAGGATGACGCCGGAGCCATCATTAAAGAACAGGCGGTATTGGTTCTTTGCGCGAACCACTGTCGCGCTAATCGCCCTCCCCCAGAGCCCCTGGATGGCGCGATCCATATCATGGCTGATGATGGCGTCATAAAAGTCAGAGGATGTATCAGACGCCGCAAAATCGATGATCCCGCGACTGTCGCAGAATCTGACTGCCGCCCCCATGGATTGAATCGTTCCCGCTATAGCGCCTGCATTGTTACCGTATTCCACCATGTTATTGGCCACCCAGTCGCTGGAACTGGTGCCTGCCAGTAGCGTGATGCCGCTGCGCGTAAAGACCCCGAGAGAGCCGTTCGGCATGACTGAGAATCCGGTAACGTTTTCGGAAACCAGCAGTTCGCCAGCCCCGGTGACCGGGGTCCATGATGATGAATTACCAATACTAGAGTGCTGCACGCTGTTTGCGAACGAAAGAAAGAGATGCTGCTTGTGAGCCGCAATATGACTCGGGACGTCTGCCGCCATTCCAGTGGTGATATCAGTCCAGGTAGAACCGTCAAACTTGAACGCCTTATGGGTGCCTGATGCACCATACATCGCGGGCGAACCGTCCATGTCTGACGTGATCATCCGGTATGTCCCGTCTGCCGTAAGGCCTGACTTAATAAGCGTCCAACCGCTGCCGGTAGATGACCACATCTGGCAGCTTGTGCCAGCGCTGTCGTTTCGAAACGCGTACAGCTTGCCGTTGAAATAATGGATGCCTCGAATGGGCCCGGAGCCAGTTATCTCGTCATCGAAAGCGGTATACCCCTCCATTCGCTGGTATCCACCACCAGGCTTAGCCTCAATGTTGACGCCTGTGCGTAGTCGGCCAGGGCTAACTTGTGTTTCGGGGGAGGTGCCGTCCACGCCGCCGCCGAGAGCGACAAATAGTGAGCGCTTGGTCATGCTAGCGGTCCAGCCATGCGTATTTTTGGCGCCTGAGAGGCCTCGAGCTGGCGAAGTAGGCGGCGATGTTTTTCTCTGCCGCGCCCAAGTACCTCATTAGCGACTTCGTAATAACCGTAATCCATCATCGCCGCGTAAACGATTAGCATGTGATAATCGGACGGCATTTCCGGGGTGTCATCATCTGCGGCGAGCACTTGACTGCCGCGGTGGTACTCACCACTCAGGACATACACGTCATTAGGTGTTGGGCCAAGCACCAGGTTATTAGATGGGTCGACAGCAACGTGCGCAGGCGGCCCGTTTGGCGTGGAACCGATCAGGTAGATCTGCCGATACTGCTCCCATGAGATCGGCGTTACCCAGTACTCGGCTGATTCGCCACTGGATTGCAGGTAGCACAGCATTTGGTTGCGCCGGTCAATGATCCATTCCCTGAATCGATCAATGGCCTCATTAGCCACAACATCCGTGCAATCGCTATAAACATAGCGCTTTGTGCCAGAAGCAGTTGTCAGCGTGAATCGGCGACGGAGCCAGCGCCAGCGGAGTCTGTTCTGGAGCTCCACATAGGCGCTAGATACCCAATCAACCGCCTTGGCATGATCACCAGTTTGCCCCACTACCGTCGTAGGCCCGGTGCTGGCATACCCAGTTTCCTGGCGATATCGTTGAACAAGTTGTAGGAAGTTCATTCAAACCTCTGCGGCCTTCACAGGCAGCAACTTGGGGAGGAGGAGGCGAACCATGAGCGCTTCGCCAGAGCCGTAACTACTGTTGGCGAAGCACAGATTTCAGCCACGATGCCCCATTCGGGTTGCCATCATGAACAACATTGAACGGGTAGCGCAAACCTGTCTTGCTCGGCCAGACGTATTCCTGAACACCGGTCTCTGGATCCACTTTGAGTTGATTGCTGTAGCCCGTCTTTTTCGCGCGCGCCAGACCCTCAACAAACTTTCGCTTCACGGTGCGCTCTTCGTCGCGCCGAAAAATCTCACACTCACCGTTTACGAAGATCGGGAAACCCGGATCTGCCTGATCTTCCGACACGTCATGAATGTAAATGGTGACCGGCTCTTCCATGAATTTAAGCATGTCGGCTTTTTGCTTCATTAGCGGATCATCCATTGTCCGCCCTTCCACGCGTACCAGGTCGCTATCATCGAAATGCGCCACACCGTCTTGGCCGATTTGCTGTTCCATGACTTCGAAGCGTTTTTGCAAATCCTGAATGATCGCAAAGCTGCTGTGCGCTTGAGCTTTAAGTTCTTCATTTTCTTTTTCCAGCCGCTCATTCTGTTTGGCAAATTCTTCATTCGCCGATACCAGATCCTGGACGTCAGCGGCGCCTGATTCGGTTGCGTTCTGCACTTCGGTTTCTCCCTGTTGTGTCGGGGTTGTTCTTTTACGTGGTGGCATATTGGTATCCTCGAATTACTTCCAAAAAAGACCCCGCGAGGCGAGGTCAAGGAAGTGCGCTAGGCGCAATTAGAAAAGAGGCCGAAGCCCAGACTTATTGATCAGCAAATGAAGGCACGGTTGCGCTAACGACATAACCGCTCAAGACCCAATTTGTCCCGTCACAGATCGCTTTAATGCGTGTCCCCACGTCTGGCGTGACCACGGTCAGCTTGGAGTTACTATCGCCATCACCCGCAATTGGCACCACCTCGTCGCCGCCAGATCCCGCGTCTGTATCCAAGTGCGCAAGCCCACCCAGGAAGAAGTTGGTATCAGAACCGGTATCGATCACCCAATTCTGCGCATCCGCTGCAACCCCTTTATAGATAAACTCATACTCAAGCCCTACCGCTGCTGCCGGCAGAGAGATGGTGCAGGATGCTGTCAGGTTCGGCAGGGTGTGTGGTTTGCCGCTATTCGCCACAAGGGCTGTGTACGCCGCCTCATCACTCACTGATACAAGACGATCAGCCGTTGCCAGTGAAGCAAGCTCTGTCATGGTCACTTCAGTGTCTGTTCCATCATCCCCACGGATCTTAATTGCTGCATGAGACCACAGGTGTAGGAATCGCTTAATGATCAGATTACTGATCGTCTCGTTAGTTTTCATGGCAATACCCTCTAGTTGGAATTTATGCGGGGGCGGCCAGCCCCCTATTATCAGGATGCAAGGCCCTGCGGAGGCGGCGCGAAGAAGTCGTAGAACGTGTCTGTCACACCGGTTCCAGACAAGTCAGTGGTACCACTGGTAAAGGTGCCGCCATCCATGACGACTTTAATCCCGCCAATCGGACAGTTGCCTGCATCAGGGCGAGGCCACTCAAGCGCGTACTGGTCATTTGCAATCTCGGCGTTCAGGCGCTCAGTGCCTTTTTTCAGGGAGATGGTGCCGGCGGCGTTAATCTGCACCAGATACAGGCAGGATGTCAGGTCTGCCTGCTGTTCCAATGCCGTCATGGCGATATTGTCACCTTCAGCTTTGTGGTACAGGATGCCATCGATGCAGTAGTCGATACCGGCGCCATTCGGAGCAGCGGTCTTGATAGTTGCGGAGTTGGTGCCCTCAGCCAATCCAGCCTTAGACAGACAGAACGTACCACCAAAGTGCTCATGAGAAAGGTTGTTCATCTCGAAGTCCTCATAAAAAAGGGCTGCCAGAGCAGCCCTTATTGATCGTCAGTCGTTTACAGGTCGGTAACGCCCGCCTCGATAACTGCCATCCAGCCATCATTTTGGATAAACGCCGCACTGTAGAACTTGGCGCCGATGTAGCCGCGCTGCCCAAGCGGGTCGCTTTTGTCCTTCTTGTCTGCCGGGATATGGATTGGATCGAGAGAGTCCATTCCTCGCAATGCCAGGTTAGCCCAGGCATCGGCCGCCACCACAATGAAGGGGTAGACGTCGATATTGGAGGCGCTGGTTGAAGCCAAGCCCGTGGACCCAACCGCTGCACCAGAATCAGCAATCGCTGCCAGCTCCGGAGAGACCACGAAACGGTAGTTCTCCACCGCGCCGATCTCCATGGCATGCATCGTCTTCATCTGGCCGTACTCAGCCACCTTGGTGAAGCCGGGCAGATCGCGCACATCGTTCTCGCCATCGGTGTGCACGAACACCAGGTAACCAGCTTCAATCGGAGAGGTGTTGTAATCACCGGAAGCGCCCAGAACGCGGGTAACCATGCGGCCGCGATTACCCTTGATAGAGCGCGTCACCTTACGCAACAGACTCAGACTGATTTTTTCATCCACCGTCGCACGACTGGAGCCGCCCGCGTAGAACTTGTTCGTACAACCTTTCAGTGCGCCGTAGTCAATCATCTCGCGCACCAGGCCCATCCGCTCACCACACTGAACCTTCATCTCGTCCGGGATCTTGTCCTCGTAGAGGTCGGCGGTTTTATCGGTGTAGTTATACAGGCAGGCGTACTGCTGGATGTTGACGGTGATATCCTGCGGCGCCATGGTATCTGCCGTCGGCGTGACACCTTCGCTGACGATGTGCGCATTAGCCTCGACAGACCATTGGTTGATGGTGCTCGCATTTGTGGTCGCTCCACCTTTCGGCAACCAGCGGCGATACACAACGGTGTCGCTCTGGTTTTTTGCCATCTTCTTCTGGTCTCCGGAGATGCCGAGGCAGGTCACCGGCACCGCATGCTTGAGAATTTCCCCTTTGAGTTTTCCGACGCGGGGAGTCGCCGTATTGTATTTCTGAGACATGATATTGCTCCTGATCCGTTATCCGTTGAAGGCTGCTAAGAACTCTTCATGTTCGGTTTTGGGTTGGCGTCGCTGCGCTGAGCGTCCATCTGTGGGCGATACAGCGCTTTCCAGGCGGTTCTGGCGGCGTTGAGCGGTCAGATCAGGGTCCGAGGCAGGTTTCATGCTTTCTGCGTAAGCGTCGAGCACCTTGATTGCGTCGGCAGCATTCTCACTATGAGTGAGAGCCTGGGTTTCGGGGGGTTGATTACTTAGCCAGTTAAGGTACCGCTCTGACTGAATAGTGGACTCCCACTCTGGGTGGGCGTTATCCAGCCGAGCCATTTGACGCGCTCGGTTCATCAACTGAGGCATCGTTTGTGCTGTTTGATCGATGCGCTGGTTGATTGAGCTCACGTCCACTTGCGGCATCTGAGTGGCGATACCTGAAAACATCTCCTCGAGCGCATCCGCAAACTCAGGGAAATCTTCCTTTAGTCGCGCCATCTTCTCGCCGCTTTGCATGGCTTCGCGCATCTGGTGACCGTCGGGGGCCTCTGCGCCCTGCTGCTCGGCGGCCTTGGCGGCGGTCGAGAGTTGTTGCAGGTTGTGCTTGAGGCCGCCAATATGGCCCTCGATGTTACGAATCCGCCCAGACAAGCGCTGCTCGATCTGGGGTGCAAGTTTTTCCATCATCTGTGCTTCGAGCTTTTCAACAACGCTCGGTGGTAGTGATGATAGATCGATATCGCCATCTCCTTCAGCCGCCAGCGGGAGATCGTCATTATCATCTCCCTCGCCCGGGTCGGCAGCGCCATCTTTAGGCGCCGAGGTGGATTCTGGCTCTGGATCAGACTCGCCCTTCGTTGCAGCAAGGAAGTCGCGTTCCTCCTGCTCGGCCATCTGATCCGGGGTTAATTCTTGATCCTGCTGCACTTCGGTTGTCATTCGCGTGTCCTCTCGACAGGCTATTCAGCTATTACCGTTAGTTATACGGATTGCGTCTTTGCGCGCTGTTTGTGGTTTCTGTTGATTCCATCGCTTTGAGAAGGCGTTTTACTTCTGCAATTTGTCCGCGCAGCAGGCCGGTCGATTCCATATCAGTTGACCTGTCATTCTGCTCCCGTAGCGATTGCAGTCGTTCGTTTACTTGTTCCTGTAGCCGCTTAAACCAGGGCTGACCCCGATCCACATCACTGAACTGGTACATCTGAAACCTTTTCGGCCTTATAGAGGCAGCCGTTAGCCAGTTCCAAAATCTCACCGGCCATCATCAGCCCCATGTTATCCGGGTGCTTCAGACTGTCCGGCACGTCATCTGGCGCTACTGGCGCCCAGTGATTTCCGTCAGTGGAAATAAAAACGACCGCTTGGGCGGCCGTCTCGATCGTTTTGTAGGGAATCGGTTTCCCGTTCGCTTGTAGGATCATTGCTGATAACTCATTCCGGGTCGTGCCCGTCCTGCGGGTTCGGTAGGTGGCTTAGGCATCATGCTTGCCGGAGCTCGCTGAGCGGATAGTTCTTTCTGGGTTGTGAGTCGCATGACTGTTTCGTTCAGGCTCGTCTTCAATTTGTCGAACTGCAGATCCTTATCACCCTGATACTTCATCTCAGCCAACTGCTTTTCCAGATCACCCTGGAACTGTGTCACTGCCTGCTCAATACCTGCCTGAAGCTGCGCAATGCGCTCCTTAGACTGAAGATCGGCGGCCTTCATCCGCTCATCATGGGCATGTTCACGCTGCTGACTGTCCGCATCCCCTTTTTGCTTCATCTGTTCGATAGCCATCTTCAGCTGCGCATTCATTTGGGCGATTTCGGCGCGCGGGTCGTTCTGCTGAGGGTTAGCCAGGTTCGCAACAATCTGCTGCCACTTCTCGTCGTCGTATTCAAATGCTTTCGGATCGAGCTTGTCAGCCCGCATCATCTCCCAGGCCACCTTTTTCGGATCCATGCCGAATGCCGGATTCAACGAGAGTTGCAACCACTGACCAGTCTTCTCTTTCTCGATAGTACGCTCAACCAGGTTGCTCGAACCTCTGGCGTCAATGATGAACTCACCTTTCTCCTCATCCTTGCCGTACTGAAGCAGATAGGCGTAGTAACGACGAATATGCGGCTCAGTTACCAGGTCATCGAACAGGCGAGCAATACGGCGGCGCACGATATTGGCGTTATTGTTGAGGATCTGCGTCTGGCCCAGAGTGTCCAGCTTCTGAGCACCCATTTGGCCTTGCATGATCATCGGCATACCGGTGACATCTTCAGCCATCTTTAGCCCCAGATGGATTATCGCCTGAAGCTCATTCACCATCATATCGAGCTTGAAATAACCGAAGGCGTTTTGCAGGTGGTCAAGCTCTGCATCTTCGCCGGCGATCCAGCCCTTACGCGGCGCCAGTTCGGCCACGCCATCGATAGGCTCCAAGACGCCTTGCTTGAAGTACCACATCGGCCCGCCTGCCAGACCGGCGTTATCCATCAAGTTACGCCCTGCGCCATTGATCATCCGCTGCGGCGTTCGAATCTGGCGGGCCACCCCTGTTCCCCATGGCAACCCCTTGCGGCGCTTCCATACCATGATGTCATAGGGGAAATCGCCGGTATCCAGCGGGTTAAGCGTGGCCTTGATCACACGGTTATTCACCATTGTGATCTGCGCGGGTACTACATCATGCTCACACTCGCAGCCTGCCGCCTCCATATCCTCTCTGGTTATTTCGCCGTAGAAGTACCAGATCTCAAACAGGTTCTTCGTGTCGCGGCGCTTCATATCGCCAACTTCAGGCTTGTACTCCTTCTCGGCCTGCGTTGGGCCTTCATCCAGCACCGCCAGAATCTGGCTTTCGATATAATCAGGCGTTCCGATCAATTCCCGCAATTGACGCGAGGTGATGTCGTCGCGCTCAAACGTATAGGAGCCGTTATGGATGTTCTCGCCACACCCAGGGTCAGGGTAGAAATTCCAACAATCGATACGCTTTGAGCCCGGTTTGATCTCCTCCTGAATAATCAGGGCGCCTTCTGTGAACGCCATCTGCTTGCGCTTAACAGGTATTGGCCCCTTTAGAACGCCGCTACCGATTTTGGCAGAGTCCTCAATGACGCTGCGCACTTCAGCATGGTAGTTACTCTCGACCTGCCAGTCCTCAATGCGCTTCTGCGCCTTCTCAGCCTTGCTCTTAGCTGCAGCGATTGTTTGCTTAGCAACCTGCTGTACCTCGGCCTGCTTGGTGGCTACATAAGCCTCCGGGTTCGGCTGCTGTCTCGCCTCGCTCTGGATGCTACTCAGGATGTTGTCAGGGATCTTGCCATCTTCAAACGGAACCAGTTCCGGTATCGGCGTCGGGGCTATCTGCCAAGCGCTATCGTCAGTCGGCAACAGCATGTCCGCGAGACTTGCGCTGGCTGCATCACAATACGGGGCAGTGATATTCAGGAATATCGTAGAGCTGGTGTCCTCATCCTCGTCACCCACCTCGCGCCCCGGTGGCTTGCTGGACCATGCGGCCATCTCCCCCCGGTTGGCATCGTCGATACCTTCGTAAAACTCCTCATCCTCCAGCCATTCATCTTCAATGCCGCTACCTGCACGGCCAGAGATCGCCTCAGAGCGACGCTGGGCCAGCGTGGCGCCCAGCGCATCCAGCCGCGCTATTTGCTCTTCTTTCGCGCTCTCAATCTGCTCCTTGATCTGGTCGATCTCATCATCCGGCAGCCCGGACAGCAGATCCGCCAGTTCGTCATCGGAGAGCTTTAGGAGTTCATTACCCAACATCCGTTACTGCCTCATGCCGGTTGGGCGGTGACAAATCACTGTGACATCCAGGTCAGTACTGCCATCTCCAGCGGTGATGTGCGGGCGGACAAGCTCAGCAGGCACCTGGCAGTGTTCAACGCCAGCGGACTGGATATCCAATGCTGTACCGTTGACATCGTTCAGTGTTGCCCAGGTCGTACCGCCATCATTACTTCCCTCCCAGGACAGCGTTCCTCCAGTGCCGAACGTACCTGTCACCTGGATGGAGCAGTCGCACCACGCCCCCAATGCGATTGGTGCGCCATCATCATTGGTAGTGGTGAGCTCTACAAATTCATATTTCCGGATACTGCCGTCACCCTCTTGAGTGACTGTCGGATCGATCGTTGTCATGGATTAATACCCTATTGATCTGTCGCGTGGGCGGCGGATTTTGTATTTGAGCTGTTTGGCGGTTGTTGTTGGGGGTTTATAGGCCACGCACATCAGGCCGAATGCATCTGCACCGTGGCTTGACCAGTCGTGCTCAGGACCGAGGCCTATACCTCGACTCTCGTCCCGCTTTTCGTGATACCACCCCAGAGCATCCAGCCCAGGACCACAGGTGTCTTCGTTGATCCAAATAGATGGGAAGCGCTTGCGCACCTCTTCGATACGGGCGGCAGCAGCTCCTGCGCCCTGATTAGGAACGACCGTTACCTTATATCCTGCCTGTTTGAACGCAGACTGATAGGACACTTTGTAGACCTTGTCGTGCTGTCTACCGTCGTGCGGCAGGACGATTTCGGCATTCTCTGGGCCATACCCCTGCTGCCGCATCCAGGCAAGATGATGCCCTAGCTCCTGGCCCACCGCTTCGTAGTAGTTGAGCACCCGGATTTCATGGCCCACAAACTGAGCCGCCCAAATTGAAAATGCGTCCGACTTGGCTCCGGTTCCGCCGATATCACAAAACAGCTTGACCGGCAGGTATGGGTCACGCGGAACGCGCCCTATTCGCTTCTGCAGCCGTGCTTCGGCGATGTGTTTTGCGAAATAGGCGCCAGTGGCAACCCGGATATAACCACCCTCCCAAATATGGTCGTACTGATCAGGCTCGGTATTCAGACAGTCTTGGCGTTCTTGCTCCAGAACAGCCGGAAACCAGGGGTTGTCCGACCAGTTGGCTCGCACCACTACCGCATTGGTAGGCTGTTTTGACCGAAGCAGTTCATCCACCGGGTCAACATGGCGCCTCGGGTTCCAGCTAAACCAGAGCTCCGACCCTTCCTTACGGATGGTTGGTCGCAGCAGCTTGAGCGATGTGGCAGAGAGAGTTTGCGCCTCCTCCACCCAGGCCACATCAAAGCCCTCAAGCGACTTGATCGACTCAGCCGTGTGGTCCTGCATGCCCTGGAAAATCACCACTCCGCCGCCTGGCGTTTTAATCTGATCGTTCAGGATCTCAAAACCAGCGCCGACTCCATGCTGCTGTATTTTATCCTCGATCAGTTTCTTAGCTGACTCCTTGAGCGACTTCTGGACTTCACGGATACAGACTGCACGAAGCCCTTGGCGGCGTATCGCCTCCTCTACCAGCAGTTCCGCGAAGAAGTGCGACTTGCCAGAACCGCGCCCGCCCCATGCCCCTTTGTATCGGGCTGGCTCGAGCAGCGGGACAAATACCCGAGCTGTCGGTATATCAAGCGAGGCCATCAGGATTTTGGATCAACAATAGTTCTGCGGACCTCCGTTACCTCAAGAGAGCCGCCGTGTTCCAACTTCTCCTTGTAGGCCTGAACATCGACATGTTTACCCATCAACTCAAGGTTTCTGATCTTGTCGGGCCATTTGATTTTCTTCATAACGCCAACGATGGCTTTCTCGTCGCCACGACCATCAAACAGCTCGGATACATCCATGCCTGATATGAATTGGCGCCATACTTTTGGCCACTGACGAACAGGTAGCAGGCCGCCGTCATCATCCATGATGTCGATAACATCCATCTCATCGATCTCACGGTGTCGTTGCAGGACGTAATCCGCATCGATTTGGGTACGCTTGCAGCGCTCTTCACGCAACACCGCAATTCTCGCCCCTATATGGGCCTTATTTTTGAGTGCGTATGCCTTGTTGTTTACCGTCTCAGGCTTCATGCGCTCAGTGTTGTAAGCCTGACGATAGGCGTCGCTATCATTTAGCTCTGGGTCATAGGCGATTGCCTGACAGAAGACCTCTTCTCTGTCAGTACAGCCTGTGGTTTTATCTCGTGCTGCTCGTGCCATCGCGGCCCCTCTTCGGGCGGCTGATTAATACGGAGCCGCGCTTTCACGGCAGTCAGATAGTCTTTCCTACCAGTCAAGACGCGGATCACCTCCTTAGGGAGTTGCCCCGGATTCTATTTATCGTTGGTGTTGCTGGGATCGCTCTTGATCACATTGACCAGCCCGTTATGTCGCTCAGCGCATGCCTTGTACTGAGACCGCCACTTGATAGCTGATTCTGTCCAGGCCTCACCGGTCTTCTCGGTTACCTTGAACAGAAAGTCATCAGCGCACTTAGTCAGTAGATTCTGCTGTTCCGGCTTCAGGAAGCTCACCGTTGATGATCCGCAACCCGTCATCATCAATACACTCAAGCTGATACACAGGGCGATCAACGATTTGGGTACGCCACTTCTCGATGATTCGCTCATGGGTTTGCACCTCGGCCAGCCTTGATTCAAGTGTTTCGGCAATTCTCTGCTCAGTTTGGCGGTAAGCTTTTACTGCCCGGTCAACCGCGTCGGCAGCAGCGAGGTCTTTACTGTCCTCATACCAGCCACGGACAGACCAGCCACCAAACACTAAGACGACAGCTAATACTGCCGCGATGCGACTACTCACGACCGAACACCCATCTTGCGCTTGAAGCGATCTTCCATGAGCGCGATGGCGCGGCTTCCCATATGACCACTAACGCCAACAAATGCGGCAGTCAGCAGTCCAGGGAAATTACCGAGCTCACACAACCAGAATGTGAGCACCCCGGTAAACGCTGAAATAACAATCTCGCCTATCAACTCCATAAAGCTGAACTTCTCGGCTGTACCATCTTTCACTCGTCTGATGTAGCTCGCTATGCCACCCCAAGCAGCCAGCGCCATTACCCAGAAGTACGTAAGAAGCTGGTAGCTTGTTGGGTCTTTTTCAGGATCCATTCCATGCTCTCTGAAAATGAGGTCCATCTTTTAGGGTTCGCCAGTCACCACCCCACTCAATCGCAATCCCCAGTTCTTCGGCTGCGCGTTTGAATGCTCGGGCAATCTCTTCGTACTTATCCCAATCCCACGTCAATTGACCATCCACATATGCGGCGACATCAAGAGCGTCACCGGTCAGATGTCTCGACTTCATGGTTTGAGATTTACCTGCCTCAACAAGCTCGCGCTGCCGGGACTCAGTACGAAGGCCTTCAGTCACTCCAAAATCAACTTCGGAGTACATCAATGCGCGGGACGCGATCAGCACAAGTTCTGGGTGAACCCCATTCATGCGCTCAATTGAGCGTTGAGAAAAGCGGTATAGAGACATAGCGATCCTCACGGATGGCTTGAATTAGGGTCCGCCGAAGCGGAGGGTCTGACGCCTCACGGCGTTAGCGTGTCGCCTCACGGCGAGAAATTACAGGCACAAAAAACCCCGCTCCAGTGCTCGACTGTGCGGGGTGCTTTGCGTGGCCGTCACTCTTGCCACTCTAGAAAAAAGAGTACCAAAAATGGTGGGTTTTGCAAGCGATCACTGGATAAATATCCAATTACTAATTCCTTTGCATTCTCCCTACCATAAAGCCATCAACCTCTTCGAGCTTCAATCTGATATCCATGCCAGATCCTGCCATTAACTGCCCATCTCCAAGAACAATGCTCACATCAATAAGATGGATATAGCCAGGATCATCACTCTCTCGATACCCGAGGTGACTCGGATGGTGTCTTTCGCCAGCTATTCGATAGCTGTCACCAAAAGATTTAGCGGCCTCTTTATCTCCAAAGCCAGCAAAAAACTGCTCATATGAATCAGCAAATTTTTTAAAATACGTCGCCCCCGAAACAGCCTTGCCTGATAACACAGTACCATCCACAAACAGCGTAATCGGAAATCCAAAATCATCAGCAGCTGTCTTGTCGGAAATCTTATCCAAAATCTGGATTAGGCCAACAAGAACCGGATCCACTTTCAATTTTTTGCTCATTACACGCTTCCTTTCAGTTAAATGCGGCCGGTAAATAGTAGCTCATATTTCGCGGTCATGCTGCCCTCCGTTCATTCCGTTCGCCGTACTGCTCAACGAATCGCACTAGTTTCCGCCGCCCCATCTTCACACGGTCCCGGTACTGATCAACGCTTAGATGTAATTCCATCGCCAGCTTACGAGCCGTCCAGCGCCGCCCTGTTCTAGCATCCACTGTTCCGGTGTACCGGCAATGAACCAACAGCGGTATGCGGTACTTGGTTTTAACCTGGCCGATCATCTCTCGCGCCTCGGGGAGTAATGCATGAGGCTCCCTTAAAAACCGCATCTCCTGAATCATCTTCAGGTCGGCTTGGTCATTGCCGGTAGGCGGGGGTATATCCCCACCGAACTCAACCATCCGTTGCAGCATGCTTGGTTGGTGCCAGCCCGCATCGGTATCGGAACTGAGAAGCCAGGCCAGATACACATCGATCAGTTTGTCTGCTTGTGCTGCGTAGTCGATCGCCATAACCAATCCTCACCCTGCCTTGCGTATCAGTTCCTGCGGATCCAGTGCCCGCCAGTCCCGGGACGGTGGCTCACCCTTCTCCAGCCGTCGTTTCTCAGCATTGAATACTTTGCGCATCTCTTTCAGCTCATCGCAGGTGTAATGTTTGGCTGGGTGCGGGCCGGTCAGGTAGTCGACAAGCTCTTGACCGTAGCGACGCACAAGTTCAGCCGTGAACTTCTGCCGAGTACTGGCCTTATCCCCTTTTGCGTATCGCTGGACGCCGCTATTACATCCACTGCACTGTCCTGCACAATTGCGCGGGTCGAACCGTAGTTCCGGATGAGCACCGACGGTCTGGTAATGCCCGGCTGTCAGCGTGTACTGGCCAGCAGGCTTCCCACAGCTGACACAGGGCTGGTCTTTGTCCAGTTCACGGATCATGGCGTTAAACGCCTTTTGGGTCAGTTCGAGCTGATGCGGAAGACTGTCACCGCGCAGTCGGTCCTTTGCCTCGCGGTGCTTCCGGCGTTTATCTGCCTGCCTGTCCTTGCTCACCTTGGCGATAGCGTACTGTCGGGCGCACTCACCATCACAAAAGGCACCTATCGGAACTTTCAGCATCGTTTCCCGAGGCTTACGCTCTTTGCAGTGGCGGCATTTGAGGGTGGCGGTGGTCATCTATTTCTCCACCGGCTTAAACCAGCCAAGGTAATAAACCCTGGTGATTTCCAGCTTTCCGTTGCGCTTCAGGTGCCGAGGGATGGCGTCAATCATGTGCTTTGAGCAATCCTTCTTGATCTTGCGATCATCGGCGATGGCTGCTCTGTCAGGCATCCAGATATTGAACGTATTGGTTATATTTACTTGGCCGTTCGAATTGTCGGGCGTGTAGCGCAACTCAATCTTGAAGTGGTGCTGACGCCCTGTGATTTTGCTTAACCAACTCATGCCGCCCACCTCTCATAGTCATCAATCCCCAGCATGGCCGGATCCGTCAGCTGAAAACCAATACCGGTAAAGTGCTGCCAGACCTCGTTCAGGTAAGCCGTCATCGTCTTGACCTTCATCCGGCTGGTGACCGGCAGGTCGATAGGCGGGCTCATCATGCGCAGCTTGTGCTCGTAAGGCGCTGGTTTGATGATCTGGTCGTAGACCTCGCGGAATTCCTCATCCTCGGCGCGCAACAGAGGCACACCGAAGTGCAGCTTGCAATACGCCCGGTACTCCTCGACGGCCTGATCGCCCTGGCTGGCCGCATCATTCAGCCACTGGAATTGGAGCCGGTTCTGCTGGTTGCTTCTCGGCTCTTTCCCAGGCTCGATTTTTACCCGCGTTGGATACGAGTTAATCCCGTTGATATATCGCAGGAGGAACTGCTTATCGCCTTCGCTTTTGAGTGTGCGTGTAATGGTCTTATTCACCGATCACCCCCAGTTCCCGCAGCGCATCAACCGGCAGTAGTACGGCGTCCACGGCGCGAAACCGGGTGATCGCTAATGGCTTCTTGTCATTCAGCAGGCCGGAGATAGAGATAGCACCAGCATCAGCTACGCTAATTCGGTTACTCATAGCTGCACTAAATAACGCCTTCATTTCGCTGAGCCGGTTATCCCGCTCGATCAGGGCGCGCTGGAGGCGTTCGATTTCAGTACTCATGCTGCAAACACCTCTCCAATCCGATTGAGCGGCACCCGGGCAGCAAGCAAGCTGGCCCGGCCGCACAGGGTTGCATCACACTTAACGATCACGCGCTGGAATGCGTACTGACGGAACGCCTTGGCCTCTTTGTCGCTCAAGCCGAAGCGTTCGATGGTCATAGCAATCAGAAACTCAGGCGGATGCCCCTCATGCCGGATGGCGTATGCGTATTTTTTGGCGTCGAATAGTCGGCTCATATCAGTCACCCATCGGAAACGGTCGTTGGTGAGGCAGGCGTGATTCAGTGCGAAGCGGCACAACTGAGTCAGCGCACGGCAGATCGGCATCATCAGCCACATTGCCCCGGTAGCTACCCCAGTCGAATACAACCAGCTTGCCCCCGCCTTCACGCAGACGATCCAGGGCTCGCTCACCGACATACGCCTTGATCTCTTCAACTGTCAGGTTTGACAGGATGATCGTCGGACCAAACACGGAGTTGCGCTCGTTCAGCACCTCGAACAACAGGTGCTCTTCGCTCTCGGTGCCGCGCTGAATCCCAACCTCATCGATAATCAACAGATCCACATCCCGCAGTGAGTCGATCATCTGCTGTTCGGTGTACTCAGAATCGCGCCGGTATGTCTCTCGAATGCGGCGAATCATCTTTGACACAGTGACAAACAGGACTGTGGCGCCCTTCTCGATCAGCGCATTGGCAATAGCGCAGGCCAGGTGCGTTTTGCCGGTTCCGGGCCGCCCTATCATGATCAGCCCTGCCCCGGTGCGCTGGAACTGGTCAAAGTGCTCAGCGAAGCGTCGTGTCGTCTCCAGGGCTCGCCCCTGGGCATCGGTTTCCACGCGGTAGTTATCAAACGAGCGGGTCAGGTATTTATCCGGAATCAGGCTGGATGAGATGCGCTGCTCAAGCTGCTTGCGCTTTGCAGCTACTGCGGCCTTCCGGCGCTCTTCCTCAAACTCGATCTGGCGCTTCCGCTCCTCTTCGGCCTCACGCTCTTCGAGGCACTTAGGACACTCGCTTTCCAGAGTGCGGCTGGCAAACTTTGTAAATTCGCACACCCAGTCCAGGTCGTGTTTTTCGCAGTGGCGATCTTCGGTTTTGATGACTTCAAACACGTTCGAATCCCTCCGCGCCTTTTGAGTAATCAACCCCGGTGAAACTTGGGGTGGCATGCCTCGGTGCTCGGGAAGCGCCAGGCTTCGGCGGGAATACACCCTGCCAGCCGTTCATGATCGACTCCTCAAGCATGGCAACCGGGTCATGCCCTTCCGCACGGTGCTTGTCGAGTTTGTTGATCAGGAGGGTGAGTGCCTGCTGAGTCATTGGTTTTTTGATCGACTTGCGGTGATCAATGAATCCAGCGACTGATTCAATCGAAAGCCACTCAGGGATCGATGACAAGTCGAGCCCCTTGTGTTTTGTATTATTGTCTTTTGTAGAAGTGTCTTGTCTTTTGTGGGTCCCGGTTTGGGGACTTATACGTCCCCGTTTGGGGACTTCTGAGTCCCCGTTTGGGGATTTTTTAGTCCCCATTTGGGGATTTTCTGGAGAGTCCCCGTTTGGGGACTTTTGGCTATTTTTTGCTCTTGTCGTGGGTGCTGATGATTCATTGGTAAGCCACTCTGAGATCACTTTATTAACCCCGATAGCGCGCCCTTTTCGGTACAAGATTTTGCGTTCAACCAGACCCTTGATGACTGCCGAGACATGGTTTGCTGAAATGCCTGTCAGATCCTCGATCTGATCCCGCCCTATCCAGTCGCACGGCTTGTTAAAACCGAAGGTCTTGTTGATCACTGCAAACATTACCTTCGTCTCACGCTTGCTCAGATCAGTCCTGCACAACTGCAGTACCAGGTCATTAGCAAGGCGCGTATAGCCGTTTTCGACTTCCGCAACCACTTGGACCTCCCGTGGCTCCTCAGTCGCCGGCATCCCCGGGAACTGGTAAACCTCCGCAGTATTCGTCAT